GGGACTCCCACGCGCGCGCCAGAGCGATGATGTCGTTTTGCACAGCCTGTTTGTCTTTGACTTTTTGCCGCGCCGTAATCGACGTCACCTTGCTGACATCCGCAACGATCGAAATACGTCGCCATCGTTCCTGCGCAAAATTCGCCCGAACAGAATTCGTGATGTTCTGTAATACCGAAATTGCGCGCATTGAACGATAACCATTGCTATCAGTCGGTATATCATCAGGATGATAAAACGTAACAACGTTACGCAGTTTTACCGCGCCGTCCTCGACAATTGTCGGGCTAATACCTGCCCTGACTGCAATGTCTGATTTGTTATAGTCGCTTGTCCAACGCTCAAACGTTGTACCCGGTAACACATCGTCGAGGATTACATCAACATAACTCTCAGCAGCGTTACCATTGTTGATTCGAGCGAGATGCCCGAGAGCTACCGCGGCGATCTCCTGCGGATGATTCGGGGACGTCGGGACGGCAATGACGCCGTTCGTCCGATCATATTTACGAGTGTCACCCAAAGCAGTCAAAGCATTAAATCCACTATCGCCAGACGTAAAATCGCCATATAATGATCGCAATGGCCGCTGTACTAGATTTGCATAGTTGCCAGATAGAGTATTGCCATATCCGTTCCAATTTGACACTAAATCCAATACAGTCGTATCAGTCAGCAATGACGATGTAATGAAATCGGTAAAATACTTTTCGTTTTGCTCGTCATTGATTCCCAACCAATCGAAAAACGCAGAATCCGAAAAATCAACACCGCCAACACCGCCAGACGGTTGTGTCACGACAACTGAAACGCCCACCGGAAAGCTTTGCCCAAAACCTTCATTAAACGTGATTTTGACGAAATTACCGTAGTAGCTGGCGTTTTTGCAAATCACATTTGCAGCGCCAGCAATCGGCGCGGTTGTTGATCCATAAACGTAGAGCGTTTGATCGACGTTGAGCGCAGCGACAATCGCGTTTTCGATGTCTTCAGCGGTATCATCGTCGTTGACGAGTACAGGCACATACTCACCTGAGATGTACATATGCAAAATACCGTAGAGCACGCCCGACGCAGTCACCTGTATTGCGCCTGTCGCCTGTACTGGCGTTGTATCCTCGGGGCTCGCAATAGCCCAAGTCTCTACACCACCTGACGATTTGTACAGCCAACGAGCGATACGATAGAGCTCATATCCATACCCAAATTTCAACCCGACTTCGTCCGGTGACGATACTTGATAAAGTTTTTGATATTCGAACGAAACACCTTCGAGATCTGGATCGGCTAGGCCATACATGAGGATTCGCCGTTGAAGAGTTTCCGCGATCGGCGAAATCTGAACGTTTTCGACACCAACACCTATGGCCGCTGCGAGACTATTTGGAAAAAGTGTTGATGTCATCGAAATAATCCTACGCCGTCAAAATTGAAAGACTCGTATCGAAATGAATTTCATTATTGAAAATCCGTCCGACACCGCTCAAAATTACGGGAATCGTGATATCAAAACCAGTTCCCCCCGCTCGAATCGCGATGAAATTCCCGGTTTTGATTTGATCGATTGTATACTCAGCCGTGTAAATCCAACCTCTGGCCTCCCAAGCTCGCGCCAACGCTACTACGTCATTTTGTACAGCCACGATGTCGCGCGATTTTTGTTTGTCTATAACCGAGGCGACTTTGGTAACGTCAGCAACAATAAAAATGCTCTGCCATTTTTCCTGGTTGAAATTCACACGGACCGAATCCGTGATATTTTGAATTTTTGAAATATTGACCTGAGCGGCATATCCATTGGAATCTACAGGCACTGAGTCCGGGTGATAAAACGTCGCGACATCCTGCAAAATCACCGAACCGCCGCTCACGATCGTCGAGCTGATACCGGCGCGGAGAGCCGTGTCGCGGTTCGTATAATCACTCGTCCAGCGGTCGGCGATCGCACCCGGAATGATCCCGGGAAGCGCTTTGCCGACATAATGTTCGGCTGCAATGCTGTTGTTCGTCAAAGCCTCGATGCCTAACGTCAACGCGGCGATCTCCTGCGGATGATTCGGGCTACCAGGCACTGGCACAAGCCCGCTGGTCCGGTCCTGTTTGCGCCCATTGCCCAGAGCTATCAGAGTAGTCAATGCACTTGAGCCAGAGGCTGTATCGCCGATGAGAGACCTCAGCGGACGTGCTACCATCTTGGCATAATTGCCTGAGAAGGTATTGCCCTCACCGTTCCAAATGCTAAGCGCGTTAAGAGTCGTCGTATCCTGCATATACCCGTGGGCCAGCTCAGTGAAATAGTCTAGATTCTGCTCATCGCCGGTCCCCAGGGCATCCAAAGCGTCTTGGATATCAGGCAATCCTGAACCGCCAGTCAGCTGGACGATGGTAATCGACGTGATGCCTTCCGGCGTCTCTTCGCCAAAACCCCAGTTGAGCGACATGTCAATATAGTTGCCCCACAAACCACCCGATTTCGCATCGACAGTCACAACACCAGCTGCCGGCGTCGCAGTAACAGGCAACGTTGCATCAGCATTAATTGCCGCTGCGATGGCCGTAGCGATGTCCGTCTCATCATCGCCTTCGGCAACAGTTACTTGTACAGATTCGCCAGCGATATAGAGATAAAGAGTCCCCGCACTCGCGCTTGTCGCCACGATCGTAATTGTACCCTGGGCAAATGCCGCCGCGACGTTTTCAAGCTGCGGAATTACCCAAGTCTCGACACCACTCGACCCGAGAAAAGCCCATTTGGCCAACCGATATAACATAAAGCCGAAACCGAATCGATCGCCAACATCCTCTTTAGACGTCACAAGATAAGGCGTGTTTTCGACAATGCTCGTTTTCGTCGTTTCGTCGAACGTCCCAATGAGTACAATTTTTCGCCGCAGTGTATTCGCACTCGGAGCAAATTGTACATTTTTTGCACCGACACCAACCGCTGCCGCTAAACTGCTAGCCGAAATATTTGATGGCATAAATACCTCCTATGATGTCGGTGTATGATCAATCAACACACCGGTCTGCTCATTATCGTCATCGACAATGTCGATCACATTGTCATAAATATATCCCTCAACTCCGACATCACCTGTGATGTCCTCGTGTAATGTACATGTTAACCGCATCGATCCAGTAATCGTAATCAGCTGTCCACCAATGAGACCACGCGCTACATCAATTCCGCCAGGTTGGTCTTTTCGTGGGTTATCTAGCCAACGATTCGCGATCACACCAACCGGCATCCCGAGATCTAAATTTGTTCCATCCATAAGTATCTGGTAAACAATCCCTGCCAATTCATCCCAAGATTTATCAGCTAAATCTTCGGCAAATTTGACATTCGCTAATGCAGTTTGCAATTGCAATGAGGTTGCGTTAGGATTATTTAAAACAGTTAAATCAGCTCTAGCTAATTTAGTGACCATTAGCTCAATCGTATAAGTAGCATCGTGCATTATAGGTCCAACCAAACCTCCTTTATCTTTTGGAAATTGACCCTCGTTATAATACACACGCACTAATCGATTATTATTTACTGTTTCATCTGCATCCATAGTTTTCGATTGATAATTAACAACTCGAAAACGTCCAGCTGCATTCGCTACGAGAATACTCGCGATATTAGATGATAGCGTTTCAAAATTCATCGTCATTACACGTCCTGCTCTGCTTTCGTCAAAACGAGCAAAATCCAGGGGTAAGAATCCCCACTCTGAGGAGCCATTGTCATGAGATACGCTTCAGTATCCGATGTCAAACTCGGCTCTTTTGGAATTGTCACTGACCAGATTTCGCCCGCCGCAGGCACTCTAACCAACGATGATTTTCGAAGCGTTACCATCGGATCATTGACTCGATAAGGCATCCCTGTTTGCGGAGATACCTCGAATCGAGCATACACGACGCGCCCCATAAGCAATTGCGTCTGGGGCACGCCGGTATCATGTGCGTCGTAGATTTGTCGTTCACCGTCGGGAGGACAAAGCGAGACTGGGAGCCCAAACCCATTGACTGAGTCTTCGATCATGACTCCCAAATCCCTCTCCATTCTCTCTCGAAGGTTTCCCATTTAATCGTCTTTCTTCTTCTCTTTTTTCGGCGTGGCCTTTGCCGCGCGGTCGCGCCGCGTCTCATGATAAGCACGCCCTGCCGCTA